GTCGTCCATTCATTTTTTGAACCAACCCAACCACTCCGCTTGTCTTCAAGCAGTCCTCCGCTGAAATTCGTTATGTTTACGAGATTGACCATTAGAATACGTTACCTTGTTCGTAAATGTCGGGCATTGGCTAGTATTTGATGATGTAATTGAGAATAATATAAGGTGAAACGGTGCTTATATTGGATGGAGAAGAGGTGCCATATGAATTGAAGGTGAAGCTGAAACCACCACTGGCACCAACAGATTGGAAAGCAGTAGAACCCCCCGAACCGCCGAGAATCTGAGACGCTCCACTGATAATCGTGGGCGTAAATAATGGAAGATTGCTGGTAGTGATTGCAACGCTCGTAGCGCCGCCAGTTGTTCCCAGGGTTGTGGAGAGTGATCCTCCTGGCCCCGCTGCGAAACGACCCCGCAAATCTGGGACATTGAAATTAGCTCCACTGCCGCCATACACATAGCGAATCATGGTGAATAAGCGCGGATAAGTGGACGTTGCATAAGAAGAACCGTCACAGAGAAGCCATCCAGCGGGAGCCGATGATGTTGCATACATTTCGATGACACCGGCTGGTATTAAGTTAACGGAATCAGTCGAAGTTGGCGCAGTGGATGTCGCGGTAGAAAACGTCCAGATACCGGTTAAGTTATAGTTGTCCGCCGTATTAAATCCAGCTGCACTGATACTCACTGATGTTGGGGTGGTGGTAGTAAGGAGACCTCCTCCAAAAATGACGCTTTTCCATGTTGGTATTGAATCTGACGCCGAAAGGAATTGGGCATCTGAAGGGCTTGTGCCCATCCCCGTCCCGCCTGAACCGACTGCGAGTGGGGTATTTTGCGAAACGATATTCCCATATCCGGCTTGTGTTGAAGTAATGGAGGCGATTTCGGAATCTATGTTCGTGAAATTGGTGTTGACGTTCGTCCGAAATGTCCCTAGCGTATCGGTAAGTTGAGTTTGGATGGATGAACCGAGTTTTATTTGATGCGCCTGATAGTATTCATACCCCGCAAACGCAACCGAAGCCGCCGCGACAAGAACCAAGAGAACAACACCGATAAATCCTTTCTTCATGGCGAGGTTTTATTTTGGGGCGTTAGGGTTGTGTTATTTTTGTTCGGGCTAGTCCATACTTGGTCTTCAATTTCGACGAAAGTCGTGTCTTTCACCAATTCCCCGTTATTGAAAAACGAATCATTGAACGTAAGATTTTGGACATCTTCAATGCGCGGGGCTTTCCCATGCCTGATAGGAAGCGAAAGGGAGACGTTGTTCTTATTGGGTGAGGTAAGCGAACTCATCGGAATGATTTAATTATTTGCATAGTTTTCAAACGTATTTTGTCATGACAATCAGAACATAGCGTAATTCCGTTTTCTACCATTAAACGAATCCTAGGAAATGCCGCAAAGGGATAAATATGATGTGCATGCAGATAGATGCTATTTCCTTTTTCGCTTCTCGCGCCACAATCAAAACAACGATAATCATCTCGCTCAAAAACAGCTTTGCGCCATTCTTGATAAGCCTGTGAATTACGAACTAATGTTTGCATTGGTGTTATGCCACCTTTCCAGTTCCTTATAGGATTATTCATGCGAACCGCTTTTAATTTTATACGGATATCTTCTCTGCATGGTTTTCCTTTATTCCACGGGGCATGCCCAAGCGGACCTTTTGCCTTGCCACCATTTTCGTGCCAAATCCGAAGTGCATCATTCGTTTTTTGATGAGTTCCCTTCATCCACGATGCCGCCCTCAATTTTGCACGATGCTCATCGGATAATTTCTTACCTCGAAAAAAATTGCCGATTTTCTTTTTAGTTTCTTCTGTGTGTCTCATATTAGCGAAAAGTGATAGGGCGCATTGTCATTTTCTTTGCCTCGTCACGGGAGCGATTACTATAGAAATCTATGATGTCACGTTTCAATCCCGTTGGCGGAATGGTATCACCGATTCTCCGCAAGAGTTCCGCAACTCTGTCCTTTTTATATTTCGCGCAATAACTTATTGAAGCCATGTACGCCAAGATGACGTGATAAGGAATGGCGAAGCCAGGCGTCGCTGTCGTATCAGAGCCGTCAGCGGAAAAAAGCGACGCGGGACGCTTAAAACCGACCTTCATGCCGCCGGTTAAAGTCACTACGCCAGCCGCCGGAGCCGGATAGAGCCGGATGGTATCCCCTACTTTGTCATACATAACGGGAAAAGCATTGGCAATGAGCCAATCTTCCAACGGCCTATCGGTCATGGATTGGTCTACGGGCGGGATGAGTTGCCAGTATCCTCCTGTGTTTTTTATCTTGACCCATTCGACATCAAGGAATGTGTTGGCGAAGGAATAATCCGACTGCCCCACGACCAAATCCGTTGTGCCTTCGGGAATCGTCGAATAATTCTCATCATCGAATTGCCATACCCCATCGGCTTGGCGAATCCATCCCTCAACCGTTTCAAGGGCGATGTTTAATTCCCGCGCTTTGTCGGCGAGGGGGTAATTGGTATTGTCGGAATCGCACTCAAAGTTAATCTTTTCGACAAGCCCGCTTTTATTGGTTGAATCGGAGAATTGCATTGATGGGGCTATGCGCCCTATCCTGTTCCCCTCACAAGGAGGAACAGAGAGGATGCACTAAGCTACGACCACATTAAAGAGCAATGGCTTTGTCTTCGTCCACGCAATGACTTGGAAGTCAACACGGGAAACGACGGACACGCCTGATGTTGCCTGCGGGTCTTTGTCATCAACCATGATTTGACCATAGGTTGACTTCACGATGCCCAAGTGCAACAGCTTCTTCACGCCAGCGATAAGGTGTCCGGCCGTCAGCTTGTTCGAGGTGTAGTGGGTGAAACCCATGTACTCGAACCCACCGAAACCTGAACCCAAACCGTTGCGGAGTGCCTGGTCGGACGTTACGAAACCATTTGCGGAAGCGAAAGCCCACAAGAGGTTGAAGTCCGCGGGCCGCCAAACGAAGAACGCGCCATTCTGGTCGAGCAACGCGCCGCCGTTCGCAGTAAGAATCTGCTGATGGACGCCACGGATGATATCGTCGATGTTCGTCGCCGATACCGTGATGGAACCCGAACCGCCCTCCAAGGTCGAATCATCGAAGGTCGTGAGGGAACCGTAGTACCCATAGACGCCCTTTTCGATTTCTTCGTTCAGAAGGACAGCTTGGCGATCAGACATTTCCATCTGCTTCAAGTAGCCGGACTGCGCCAAATCAGCGCGGTCAATGAACATCGGCAGAATCTTGAAGGTGTTGATGGTGATGGATTCGTCCGTTTCCGTGATGGCCTGGAAGGCATACGGCGATGAACGAGTTCCCGTCTGAACCGTCGGATCAGTAAGGTAGGGATTGTGCAGAATCTTCGTGTCCGTGTATTCGACGTTGCAAATGTCCTTCCATTTGTTCGGTTCGTTCAAACGGGCCTGAAGATTGGCCGCCCAATCCTCCTTATTAACAATCGTATTACTTACGAGACTCATATATTTTTTTCGATATTACGCCCCTATGAGCGAGGGTACTACGAGCGACTATACAACGGGATGTTCGGTAAAGTGATTCTTATTTTCAGCCGCCGTCCGGCGGGCCTTCACTACTTCTGAACGAAGCTGAAAGTCGGGAATGTCCATAACGGTTGCCGTACCCGCTTCAATCTTCGCCAGCCAGTAGTCTTTGGAATCACGCCCCGCGTTCCCTGACCGTGTCGAGGATGGCATAGCATCCTTCGCTTTGCGGTCATCGGAACGGGCTTTCAAGGCCTCTTGGACGTATTTGAATCCCAAGATGTCCTTCAATTCCTTCCCTGTGCTCTTGGCTTCGCTCAAGAGAAAGTCATGGTCTTCATCAGATATGCCTTTCGCCGTGAGATACGCCAATTCTCCGTAGTCGAACCCTGTTTTTTCTTTTGAATTTGCTTTTTTTTCGGATGGCTGGGCTTGTTCGCGCAACTTCTTCAATCGCGTCGCGTTCCGCTTGGCGATACCCGCTTGTTGTCGGGCAAGTTCCTGCGCTTTCAATGCTTCAGCCTTCCAATCGGTAGTTTCGGTATCGGGGATGTCAGCGATATCATCGTTGGTATCCTCGATTTCGTCTACCTTTACTTCGTCATTTGCCATAATGATAATGTGAATTATTTTTGTTTCGGAATAATAACCGGGTTACTTCACTTTTCGGGAGTGATAACCCAGTGATTTTTGGCGGGAATCATAACCCCTGCACTTAATGGATGATGCACACTTTCGCCGTCCCTGTTGCAAGGTCAATGGCCGCGTTCGTTGTGCCAAGATTTTCAACCTCTAACGTCGTGGTCGCCGTCCCCGTTACCTGACATGAAACTGCGATTGCCGATGTCGTAGCAGACGTGAGCGACCCAATGCATTTGTCGCCCAGAACCGCTCCCGTAACGGCAATATCAGTCGTTGTCGCATTGCCGATAGTGCTTGTCGTCAAGTTGCCTGGGTTAAAGGTAGCCGTCGCACATCCGACACCGCTCCGCAATACACCTCCGTAGAAGTTCTCCTGGTTATAATGGTCTGGCCCCGAAGAAGCTCCTAAAGGAACTGAGACAGGACGAAAGGCGAAGCCGAGCGCGACAAAGGCCGCGACCAGCGCAACGCCTACTAATACTTTTTGAATCATTTTTTTTTGCGTCTTTGTTTACGCTCGACCTTTGGTTCCGTAACTCCTTTGATTTGTTTGCGCTGATTACGCGCTTTCACTTTAGGGATGCTCATTTGTACGATGGATGTTTTGATTTGACCGTGCCGCGTTTGGCGTGAATCTTGGGACGACTTTCTCCGGCAACTGATAAGGCGATAGCGATAGCTTGCTTTCTGGGCTTTCCAGCTGCCATTTCCGTTTTTATGTTCGCCCCGATATTCGCTTTGCCTTTAAGAAGCGGCATTATTTCTTGTAGCTTGGATGGCTCGACTTTGTCGTCCCACGCTTCGCATGAATGACTGTATGGGACTTGCCGCGAATCTTTACCGGATAGGGATTTTTCGATGGCCCAGCATGAATATGCATATGCACATATGCCATATTCTTCTTGAATGCCGCCGCCGAGCTGAAGTTTCTAGTTGTAGGCATGGTTGTTTTAATAAAAACAGCGTCTTCGTAGACGCTTCATCTGGGCGGAAGGACTCTTGCAAAGTAACCCGCCGCCCACATGGAGCGCCTCGAAGTTGCAAGAGTTTTCCAGCAAAGAACTATCTCACCACTGCGTATAACTTAACGTTGTGGTTGCTGATGCCAAGCAGAATATCGTACCGCGCCATAAGTTTCCCTGGTCTTCTGCCATAGAGAATGTAGTTGAGCCATAGAGCGGGATACCGGCATTTGCACTGGTGAATCCCGTGCTGGTTGCGCTTTCCCACAAGTACGCCGTATTCGTCCCAATATTTGTGATGCTGCGGAACGTCAATGCCGAATTAGCCGATAACACTGCCGATACCGCACCACTGCATGTCGTGCTCGCATTGGTCGTCGCGTAGTTTATTGGCGGCGAATAGGTAACGCCCCTCAAAGACGATGACGTGGGAGCAATGGCCGTAAATGCCCATACTGCGATGCTGATAACGATTACGATAACCGCTCCGATAAGATATTTGTTCATTTTGCCGGATTGGTCTTAGTCCCGACCTTTGGTTCTGCCACAAATTCGCTTATTTTACCGAATCCTACCTCAATCTGCGATACGCCCTGCCACAATGCCCGGAGATCGGCCCCGATTTCCTCGTTGGAGAAGCTGTCCCCCATTTTTCCCTCCATGGAAAGCAATCCGAACGCGCCGTTATACATGGGATTAGGTTCAATGCCCGGTTTCAAGCGTCCGTTTTCGTATAAAGCCGACAGCAAAACTTTCTTTACGGCTTGTTTCATCGTTTCGGAACTATTGAAGACAATCAATGCCTTCTTTTCGTTCTCGTCAAGGAAATCGGGTTGTGCCATATTATACGGTTGCGGTTACCGTCTGCGGGACGGGGATATTATTGTTCGGTTGTTGCGGTTGAATCGGCAATTTTGGCGTTTGCTGTGGTATATTCTTATCTTGCGCATCCATTCCGGAGAAGTCAAGTGGCTCCAAACCTGAATATTCAAGCATCTGGTTAAAAAGCTTTGCCATGACGGGATTTTGGAGTATCTGACCCTGGGTCTGGACAATAAGGCCGACAACTTTCGTGATGACTTCTAGCATCCCGCCCGTATCCACCTGTTTATTCTTGATGGAAATTTCCAAATCGAGCGAAATATCCTTGAACTCGCCTTGCAATATTTCGATGAAATGCTTGTTTCCGGATTTTTGGAATGATTCCTGGATATTCTGCTTCTGCTGAACTTCTTCCTGTTGTGTCCAGGTCTTGCCTGAAAGGGTAAGGTTCTTTTTCCAGTCGTTCAGTTCACAATTCGTAACCGCTTCGCCGACTTGCTTCAATTCATCTACCGATAACGTAGCAAGGAATGTCGTGCCATTGGTTATTGAACGGGCAATATCAGGCAAAAACCATTCCCGATATAATTCTTCGACAAAGGTTGCAATCTTTCCCTGCCGATAAGAATGAAGTTGTTGGGCTAACTGGTAGGCAAGCATCATCGCACGATAATTCACTCGGCTTCCACCCGCGCCCATCAAAGCATCGGAAGCTCCTGCGATATCATGAGCATTCGATTCCCATTCTGCTGCAGCACGTTCAAATGCAGGAAGGTTCACGGGAGCGGTCTGCACTTGTTCCAATCGTTTGTTGTCGGCCACGACAACCACTTCAAGATTATCCAAATCACGGAGTCCCGATGGATGGCGGGCGGCCACGGCTGGGTCAGTTGTCTGCAAGATAATCTTCGATGCCGCATCAAGCATTTCCTGCATACGGATAGCATCATAGTTCGTCCACATTTGCGCATCGAATAATTCTTCAATGCCACCCAATCCTAACGCCCGTCCATAAATGGGATCGCGCAATAACAATCGGTAGGGAGATTCTGATTCTTTTACCGAGAATAAACTGATGCCTTTCTGGTTGCCGTAGTCATCTTTGTAAAACGAAACAATGTGCATCTGCCGTGAAAGTTGCTGTTCGGCCTGTTCATCACTTAACGATTCATTCATTTCATCGTCTTCGTTTTCCAACCAATCGTTTGGAAACATGCCGTGCAGTTCAAAGACTTCGATATATTTCCCTGGAGTTTGATTCTGCCGGGTGCCACGGTCATTCGTCCGCATCTTATTTGCCAGCGTAATGACTTCATCCACATTCTGCCATCCTTTCATTTTCAAAATCTCATCGGGAGAAAAATAGTGCGCTTCGCAAATCGGGCCTGCCAATAAATCAGTCTGATCGCAGAACGCCAATCTCCGCAACGGCACGACTTCCGGCCTCACGCCTTTCGTCTTTTTGATTAGCGCCCCGCCGTAATCAATCCACGATTCAATAAGCTCATCGAGGAAGGTATCCATCTTGTTCTTGTACGCCCATTTCTCGTGGTATTTCCGGATAAGGAATGACTTATAATAATTTTCCGCATCATCAACAAAGAGCTGAACATCTTTCACATCAAATCCCTCCGTCTGGTATTGGAGGTTGAGCATCGGGCGGACGATGTTCTTGAATGGACGGTTGCCATCGTTGTCGCCTTCGCTGAACTTTGAGTTTTTGTAGAGCGTCGAAATCCGAACGTGTTGGAAAAAACTCCATTCCCATCCTTCCGACAATTGGATGCGGTTCGTCGTAAACGCGTTCTTTTCGGCGGTGATAAAATCAAAAATGGTCATCGCATTAGCATCATCAATCGTTTTTCAGTAATCACCTGCATATCCCTATTCACGCCGAGCCGACGCATTAAAATAGGCCGAAAAAATAATTCGGCCTTCTTGCCATCGTGTTCTGCTTTCAAAACGCCCTTAACCTTAAAAACTTTCGGGTCGAGTTGTCTGATGCCTTCGGCGATGGAATTAGCGTAGGTTTCGTATTTAATATCGCCCGTCATTAAAACCACATGAAACGCTCCTTGCTCTATTTTCGGTTTCGGTTTCCGTCCGCGTGGCATGTAATTAGTATATCAGATTACGCATAAAAGATAATGTGGTCTTTCTCCTTGTCGGCGAGCTTTCGTATTCTCCATCGTTCTTCGTATGAAATCCCTCCGAAATTGTATGAAATATAACCGAGGCAAAAATAGAGGTCGGCATCATCGAGCTTCATTTTCGCCGCATCTACTTCAAGTAAAACATCCTTGATGAAATTGTCAATATCGGGATATCTCCACAAGATAACCCGCAACGCCCGTTTGAGCCACTGCCACTTATGCCCTACACCCTGGATCCCCGCCTCGCGGCTGATAAGGGTATCGAGCATGGTAAAGAGGTCTTTTGAGAAAGCATCCTGTACCCTGAACCGATATGCAGTGTCTACTTCGAGGAAATAGGCAACCAAGACGGAAACGCAGGCCATAAGGTGTTGCCATGTTCCATCCCATGCTGGAAAGTCATACTTTTCGGGGTCATTGGTAAAAACCGTGTATGTTTCGGCGTCAAATCCATACCGCTTCAAGACCGCGAAACATGCCCGTTGCACCTCTCGTGGAACTGGGTTGTAGCCATGCTCTAAGCCAAGCCAGCGCAGATTCCTCGTGATGAGGACGGTAAAGAGCCGATCAAGCATCCGTATCGTCCGTTTTTTGCTGGAAAGTACCATTAGCCCCAATGGAATGGCAAGCCATTTATTCTCTCCGATAACCTCGCGGGGAATTTCCGATATCATCGACTTCGCTAAGTCAAAAGCATGGAGCTGATGCCCCTGCTTGCTCAGTTTCAGCCGATAACTGATCCCCCAGAGCTTGAGTTCCGTCCCTCCGGCTTCGGGATAGATATATTCTTCGATGAACGCATTGGCTCCTTCGCGCTTTTCATGCAAAGCCCCATACGCGACATTTATCTTCTCACCTTTCGATTTCTTATCGGCAAGCCACCGATAAAAACGCGTCTTTTCGGCTTTCATGGCATCCGATTCCTGCGGCAACTGCGCCGTGAAAGTATTATGTCCCCGCGCCATTGCGTCGATTGCTCGTCTATCATGTCGATTCATAATGCTGGATTTACTTTTCTTTGGTTTCGGTAATGGCGAGGCAGAGGAAGCGAATCGATATACTCCTGCCGCCGGATGATAGGAACCAAGCTGGTAATCGCATATCGCGCGGCATCCATCGTGTGATCGTATCCTGATTCCGGCACGCCAGGAATGATATTACCGTCCCGATCAGTCGCCCATAGGTAATTCCGATATTCCTTGATAATGTTCAATGAGCGCGAGGTTACTTGAATTACTTGGTCTTGGAGTATCTTAATCCCATGTTTTACCGAATCAGCTCCCTTTTCGCACGGGACAACATTCAATCCAAATCCTTTCAGTTCATCAATGCTTTTCGGTTCAGCTGAGTCAGCAACAATAAGCGCACGGTCAATGTTCAGAAATATCGAAGCGATGTTGGAATTTTTGAGTTCAGGCGAGAACGCCACTTCATCGAGAATATAATTGCCATTAAATAAATACACAGCCACAATAGCCGTAGGGTCAGGACGATAGCCGAAATCTAAACCGTAGCGTTCCAATCGGGCTTCTTTCGGTATCTCGCCTATGATATGCCAATCGGTATAAATAGCCCCTTCAATCTCGCCCAATTCGCCTTCGCCAAACACTTTCCACCATCCTTTGCGATGCTTGCGGTCTTCGATGGAAGAAACAATGCGTGGGTCAAGGGCTTCGTTATCCCGATACGTCAAAATGATTTTCTGCCCGTCAAGATGCAAGCCCCAGAAATCGGCGACGGGATTATAGTCGAGAATGACAAATTGTTTCGTGCGGACTTCTAGTTGTTCGTGGGTTTCAAAGGGAATATTGTTTGCTTCATTCTCGAATAACCTATCACGGCGCGGACCTCGCACTTTCCCTGGCTGGTCGGCGGAAAAGAACTCCATCTTCGACCCTGTTTCAAACGTATAGACATAATCGGTTTTGTTCCACCGCTTTTCACTGAAATAGTGTTGCTCTTGCATGATGGAAAGGAAATCCCTGATAACGCCGCGCTTCAAATGGGGAAAGCTCTCGGAAACGATTGAGGTTAAGGTGGGTCTTTTGTCCCGTTGGGCGAGGTCAATCAAATGCTGAAGGATGCCGATAGTTTTACCGGCTGATGTTCCGCCTTGAACAATTCTGATTCTTCCTTCAAGCGCCCGTATTTTTCGCGTCGCTTGGGTTAACTGGTAAGACATTCAAGATAGGGATTGGTTCGCCATCGGGGCCGGATACTTCATTCAATCGGGGAAGAATGGTGCTAGCGAACCGAAGCAATAATCCTTCATAGAGTTCTTTCGGCTTTTTCTTCTCTAAAATCTCATAGCTTCGTTCTAAAGCTAAGGTTCGTACTTTCGCCGCTAACTCTCTATCTTGAAAAGATTTTCCCGCCATAGAATCAATTTGACTTAGTTATAGCTTTATTTTAGAACGTGTCTTTTCGTTTCGTCAAGCTAATCGGTGCAATTCAGGGTTATATCTTGGCTTAATCCGTTCCCTGATACCGTTAACGTATGGTTTCCGCTCGTTGCGGGGCGGTAAAAGAACTCCGTGCAAGCATGGCCGTCATTATCACACTGGTTTCGGGGGTTGAACTCCCCCTCGATGGATGAAGAAGCATAGGTTGCCCCTGCATTATGGGGCGCGGCGAGCCATGCTGGTTCATCCGTTGTCAGGGTGAATTGGAAATCCTGGTTTGGCTGGTACGCTCCGTTTATTTGGTAATAAGCATCAATGAGAGTATTCGTTCCCGTCGTGCAGTCCCCTTTTTGATTGATAAGGATATTTCCTATCGGTTGCGGGGCGGCTTGCAATACAGGCGATGATTCCTGGACTTCGGGAATGTTTATAACGTATTGGGTCGTCGTAGCAGCAGGTTGGGTTGTCGTTGCGGGAATCGTCGGCGTTTGCGCCGCTAATTGTGCTGAATAGAGGGCTACGAGAGCTTCTAGGGCCGCGATAAGCTGTTTTAAGGTTGTAATATAGTCCATTATTTTTGTGCGATTATCGTTAATAATTCGACGATTCTATAGAGATAGTAAACCACAATTCCCCCGCCGATGCAATAGAGAACTACTTTTGTCGCTTGCATTGAGTTCCAATCTTTCATACTTTCGGCTGTTCCAGCGTTACGATGACCTTATTGCCCTCGAACGTGTATTTTTTTATGGGTTTTGGCGCGGGTTTTTGGAAGCTCCAGCCCGTTATATATTCTGTTTTCCGGCGCGAAAGTCCCATGATAGCGTGCGCGTGGCCTTCCGAGCATAATTCTCTCATCCTACGTTCCATATTCGACACGCGATACCCTTCTTCAGTAGTAAACGTAGCCAGTTCCCCGAAACTCACTTCCCCTTTCGTTTCTATTAACTTTTTGAGGCGGTCTTTTAAGCTCATGATATCCGGCCAAGTATAGTTTCTACGATTTTTTCGAGGTCAGCTTCGTTGAGGTTTTTTATCATTTTGGCGCGGGCGGCGTTCCATCCACAAGTAGGCGTACATTCCATATGTTCATTTTCCGAACAATCCGCCTCTCGTGTTTCTGGCACCAAACTCATAGCCCAATTTTTCAGGTCGTTTTTTATGGTATCGGCGCGGTCATCATTGTACGCTTCGGTTTGTATTCGGTGCAATTCTTTTAACGCTTTTAGTGGGTCGCCAGTTCCTTTTACTAATTCTGTTTCTTCGCGGTTGGAATCCTGATGTGCGGGATTCTTTTCTTTGAAGCAATATGTATGTCGGGTTTGCCATCCGCCTTTTCCGTCGCGCTCGAAATAACCGTTATCAATTTCAACAGTTTTCCCGCAAACGTAGCATATCCCCTCGTACATATTCCTCATTGGTTTATTGGTTATTTTTCGGGGCGAGATTTTCGGCGCGGTTTTTCTGGTTCCATTAAATCAACGCCGCGCAAGTACCAATGCCCACAATCGAAACACATTAAAGGAATATCGAGGTCTTTTAAGTGTTCATGCGCTCCATTGCAATTCCAACACGAACGCATAGCATATTCGCCTGGGTGTTCATTGTTGAAGGCGATGACTTCTTTCCTCAATTTTTCTATCTCTTTCTTCTTCATGTCTTTTATTGGGATAGGGAAGGGTTAGAATTTTCTGTTTCTTTTTCGCAGTTTTTGCAATTATCTATCCCCGCAATTTCTTCCGAATAAACATACGTTCCGAGGGCTTTTCCGAGCGCAACTAATTGCCGCGCGTGTTCGAGGCAAACATCCACAGGGCCAGTCGGCCAATGAACTCTACATGTAGCTTTTACTTCCATAGTTTTATTTTAATTTAGTTCCGCACGAGGTTTGCCTTGCGGGGTTATTTATTTTCTAGATTTACCGCGCCGTAATTTTCTTGCGACACAATGACATTATTTCCCAATTCGACATAGCAATCCCCAGCCCAGAAACTATAGAACGTGGGCTTTTGAATGGCGCGACCAAAAGCGGGGCACGAAATATACTTGTTACCAAGGTATGCAAGTGTTCCAATAACTATCACCAAAGCAACTACCCAAAAGATAATAGGTTGTCCTATACCTTCCCACGCCGTATCCGCATCTAAGTCTGGTATGATTTTCATATTTTTAGTTTAGTTTTTTGCCGCACGACCACACTTTCCATAGTAACCGCATTGTTCGCACTTCGTAACACCGCTACACACTTCTTTTTTTGATTGCTTGCGGGGCGCGTCCAGGATTTTCAACCCGTAATTTACCACCGCTTGTTGGAACGCCGTCTCGAAATCTTTTTTCTTTTCAAGTATCGGCGCGAAATTCTTACGATAGGACACCAGCCAATTCTCAACCGTGTGGGTCGCCGGACTGTAATTCATCTTTTTGAACATCTCCTTTATCGGCGCGAGTGAGAGGTAGGCCTCCAGCTCCTTGATGGAATCCCGCGCTCCGGGATTCGAGATTCGGGAATCCACATACCGATAACAGAGCCACAGCTTCAGTTTTTGCGTTGATTCGTACATACCGACACAATACTCCCTTATCCCTTCGGCGGTTTCTTCTGCATGGGCTTCAAGCGACTTGGCGAGCTTGTTCATAAGTCGGGCAATTCGTCGGCCTTTGGCAACCGCTCGGCAATCAGCTTGTATAACGCCCGTAAACCTTCGATGATTTTATCGAGCCGCTCGACGATTTCCTTGTCGCTCTTTCCGCCCCGCTTTTGCCCAGCTAAGCCGACGATCGTGTAATTCTTGTACGATTTATCCCCTTTCTGAACGTCCTCGACTTCAATCTCGAAGTCCGTCGGCTTTCCAATGTAAGGCGTAAGGTTAGTGAAGCTCGAATACTTCTGACTTCCTTCCCAAGCGTGGTAGATAGTCCACGCTTTGCCACGGGTAACCCCTTCCTTGAACACTTCGCACTTATCAAGATTCAGTTTTTTATTCATCTCCAAAATCGCTAATCACGTCAATTTCAGCGGCGTTTTTAGCGTCCTGCTTTACTTCGACTTTTCTTGCCTTAGCATTTTTCTCCGCATCCAATTCCCGCTTATAAGCGTTCACCGATTTTAATGTCTGGGCTTTGCAAAAGTCATAGAGGGCTTCGGCTACCTCGCTCGCATCGTTCCACTCGCACTCTGCCTTTTGGCTGGTAAAGAAATCACGATTTTCGTAGCCGGGTAATGACATTTTGTACGAGAATGACCGCGCTATCTCCACCATTACGCCTTCGGTAGCATCAAGATTGTTTAGTTCTTCTGCAAGTGCCTCTATCCGCTTACTCTGTGCGTTTGTTCTTTCCTCTGGCAAGATATCCTGTAGTTCCGCAAATTCCTTTTTCAGTTGTGCGTACTTTTTACTCATGTTCGTGTAAATCTTCATCGTCTATATCAACCTTTGATTCGTCCTCGTCGTCAGGATTTTCGCCGTCCGGCTCGTCGAATGAAGTGAACTCGCCCCGACACTTATTGCACTCCGCCACGCCCCAATACGAACCGAGCCACGCCCGTCCGCATGAAACGCATAACATATCCTCTAAGATTCTTGGTAAAGTTTTCATGGTTATTTTTTATTGGTTAATCCGCGCCGCGCGAAACTTTGCACATTTTCTTTCTGTATCTCCCACAGCCCGTAAATGCCCGCCAAGCGGTTCAAGTCCCGTGCGGCTTCCTCGAACCGGCCGAGCTTCCGCCGGTTATTTATCCGGCGGAAATACCGTCCGGTGATCTGCTTTTGATGCTGTTCTAAGATGTTTTCCATAGTTTTAGTTTCCGCGATTTGAGGGGAGGGGAAGCTACTTATTTTTTTGCATTGACTCATAAATTCCTGTACCCCCATTGTATTTTTCATTTTATTACAGACCTTACAACACGCTACCACATTCTCAAACGTATATCCGATTTTATTATCCAATCTATCAATACCGATATTTTCTATGGACACCCCGCAATAATAACAATTTTTCTTCCAAAATTGACTAAATTGTTCTAAGGATAAATAGAATGGATAATTTCTTGCCTTTGCACCTCTACGATAATGAAGAAAATGATATTTGGGGCTGGCGAGAAGTTTAATCTTTTTTCTCGCCATGTATCCGTTTATTTTTCTCCTCTCGTATTGCCTTCGATTCCTAACTTTATTATCTTTGTAAGGCATTTCATAATTCGGGGAAGGAATACCGGAACCGATAACCCTCCCCCGAATGTTCCCGTATTTTAGTTTTAACGACTTTTTTACCGCCCGCACAACACCAGCCCCGCAAAACAGAGAAACCCGACTATCAAGAGAAACGTAAGCGTTGCGTAGAGTTTATCGTGTTTCATTTTCTTGTGCGGGCAAAACTTTCAATCCAACAAACTTATATCCGATGCAACCGCAAGTATAACAAGACCGCTCTTCGGAACGTGTATCGTGGTCGGCTTTTTCGTGTCCACATTCACACATTGAAGCAAGATAGGGAACCGTCATAATCGGCGCGCCAAGATACTCCATTGGATTTGTATTTTTTATGCCGTACATGGTTTTTGTTATTAGTTTCGGGGGTTCGACGACTTCCCCTTACTTAAATACTAGCATGTCCACCCCATAGCGCAAGGGCTTAAAAACCCTTATTTTATCGCACTATCCACAGGGGATAGCTTCTCAAATTGCCCTTTTTCGTTCCTCTTGCGCTTCTTTGACCACGCTACCCATTCTGGGCGGCCGCCTTTCCAGCTTAATTTCGCCGCTTGCCGCATGGCCTCGGAGAGCTGTTTTTTGGTGAGCGTCGAATCCTGACGCGCGGGATTGTTTCGTTTCATTGGAGGTGTTTGAGGGATTGGAGGGCGGAGATGATTTCTTTTGCCACAGCTATTGCCGCCGCAAAATCATCACTTATTCCTGTATCAGATTTTTCCATTTCTTCCTCGTATTTTTGCCAATACTCATTCGATTTCTTTTCCACCGCCTTAATCGCATCATCAAGCGCGGCGTTTCGGGCATCCTTTTCCACTTCGTCTTTGAGCCAGCGTTCTTTTGCGTGTCCGGCCTGAAAACCTTTCTCATATGCTTCGGCTCGGATCTTCTCATCATGTTCGGATAATTTCGAGCCGAGCGTCCATAGCTTTTCGTTTTCCTCTTCCCGCGCATCCCCATACTCCATAAGAGCGTGGCGGAGGAAAGATTCAAGCCGTTCAATGTAAAATCCTTCGCCGTGAGTTCTTTTGGCTTGTAAGGCATATTCCCGAAAATCTTTTATAATCTCATCGAGCATATTCCCAGATGTATCCTTTGGCATATTTTTTGTTGTTTTTTAATACTGGATGTAAATGGCTGCAACTCACTATCCCCGCGAGGCAAACCTGATGGGCATAGTCCCACACCTTCACGACCTTTCCATCGAGCGTTTTCTGAACAACCTTATCGCCATTTTGCGCTCGACTATGGTTCATTCTCCACGAAAAATCTCTAGGGATACCACTTAATGCCTCGCTCTGACGTTTTCTCGTTTCTACGGATGCTTTCTTTCCGAGCCGCATTAGCCGCATCTTCTGAAGCGTTATATCGTCAATATCGTACTTTGAATGGCATGAACGACAAAGCATCATAAAAGCGTTCCTATTCTTTGCATACTCGCACCCATGTTTCAATGCCCACTGGAACGATTTATACTGACCCAAACAATTTTCTCCTTCGCAACAATTAGCTTTGCCATAATGGTACTTTAGCCACTGATGCACCCTCGCATAGTGCTGTTTATCCACTTTTTTCCTAACGCCCCATTTTGCCATTTAAGTAATCAATAATCTCATTGACCTTTGCCGCCAAACGGGGAATATCATGGACTTCGCCATCGGGGAACTTCTGAAAGCCCGTTATCGTGTCTAATCTTTCGATTTTTATATACGCCTCGATGTCGGGTGGAGGTGGGAGGGATTTGGATTTTGATTTTTCACGAATTTCTCGGTGATACTCACAATCCTTTTCTGTATGGGGCACTTTCATCCGCACACAAAATTCACACATTTGTTCTTCCTGCGCGGCATCATGACATTTGCAATCACAATGGTAATTCCCGCCATATACTTCTTCAGCTTGTTTTAGTCCTGCACCATAGAGTTCGGGGTTGCAATGCCCGCACTCAATCATGCGTCCAACTTGGAGAAAATTAGCTTTCGGCGCGGGGTCTTGCGGGCGACCACATTTACCACAAGCGTAATATCCTTCATCTTTCAGGACATAGGGATAGCCGCAATTTTTACAGAGTTCTTTAGTCATGGAATTACTTTATGTTCCCCTGGGGGTTGGTTTCTTTGGGCTGCTCAATCGCCGCAGGGGCTTTTGAGAGTTCTTGGTAAACCTGTTGCTCTTCTTTGAATGGATCGCCGAACGGCCAAGAGGAAAAGTCCATCAATAAGTCCCTCGCTTCGCCAGGTTCAATGCCATACTTTTTACTAATTCGCTTGATAACTACAACGCAGGTTTTACACATTAAGGTCTTAGATTAGTTAATAGTTTCAAAAAATGTTTTCGCGCTTTTCCCTTTTGCAAGCCATTCAATAAACCAATGCCATTGCATTTTCCATTCGTCCACCAGTGGACTTTCTGGTAGAATCTGGCCGTCGTTGAATAGAAATGCGTCCTTGCCCATGATTACTTTTGTCCATTGTAGCCGCCGTCCAAGAGCTTGCCAGAAATACGGATCAAGGAATAACTCCGATTCTGGTCTGTCGAGAAAACGAATCTCGGCTAATTTCTTATCTTCGCATCCTTCGATGGCTTTTGTAATCGCCTCGCTAATCTTCATATTTTAGTCGTTTTAATCTTTCCAATAATTCTTGCGACCATATTCTATCTCCACATTTTCCTTCATTGTTTCCGATAACCATTTCACCGAGGATATTGATAAGCTCATCCCAATTCCATTCGGCAAATCGCTTGCGGAGTTCTGCTTTTTCTTTGTCAGTTATTGCCATAGTTATTTCTTCTTAGTTCTGTGGGTTAGAGTTTGGTTTTCCGGCGCATTGATCGCACACTTGATGCCAATGTTTTTCGCAACCGCACGTTCTCGTATCGGTTAAATGTTCGCGGTGCTGTTTATAAAACATATACTGAAAAAATGGCACTTGTTCGCCGCACACGTTGCACGGCCGTATGTTTGTGTTATCTGGGTTCATGTTTTCATTTTTTCTTAGTTCTTTTGGAAGGGGAGGGCTTGGAAAGGTGGATTTCGACCTTGATGATTTCCCAGCTTTTTGTTGCGCCGCGAAAAATAACTGCATCGTTGCGAGTCGGAAATGTCATATAGGTTCTTTCGCCATCATAAGAAAACGTATAAGGAATTAGCTTATTATCCTCAATGACTGCCCACGCTTTTATAACTTTCTTTTTCATAGATGTTCTTGGGGGTTTTAATACAAGATTAGCCGTCCACTGTGAACTTGCTGATGATGCTTCTGACAAAGCCACTCGACCCTTAATGGCTTGGAATAATCGGGATGATGGCCGCGCGATTTCGGTTCGCCGCACACTATGCAGGGCTGTTTCATCAGTTCGCCGTTTTTGACCGCATTCCGAACCTTTCGTCTAGCAGAAATCTTATTTTTATTGGTTTCGTAATAGTGCTTCTGATATTCGAGAAAGTATTTGCGCCGCTGGTCATACCTCTCTTTAGTCCTATCAACATCTCTAGCTACGCTACAGGGTATGCAACGAGTGTCGGTCTTATAATACTCCGATAATGGCTTATATTTTTTGCATACGGCACATCTCCTTTTCATATTCTTTGTATAGGGGGGTGATTCACGGGCTGAAAGCGCGGCGCGAGGGTTACTTCTGCAGAAGATGTCCTCACGAGAGTGATGGTACTTCTAGCCGCTAAGCTAGTTTCCGTACACAGTGTCTTCCCGCGCTTTCAATCCGAGAACCACGTTTGTGCGACCTTGAGATTATACTTTGATGACTGAATGGGCGGTTAATTTATTTACTGAACGAACTTTTTGAATTCTTCTATTTGGTCAGCCATTTTTTTCATTCGCGGCAAAAGCACATCCAACTTTTTTTGTGCTTCCGCTTTCTTTGCGCTAACCTCCTCTAACCGCTTCATATATCGTTCTGGATATTTTTCGGCGATCCGTTCTAACTCTGCGACCTGCGACCCATAATTGAATATATTGGTGTTGATGCTTTCAATCACATCCTCCAAATGTTTGGAGTACCGCGAGAACATATCCATCGCGAACTCATAGTCAATAGACATATTTGTTGTGTTGCCCATTCAGTTTTCAAAGTACAACCGCTACCTAGATTCATTATATACGCATAGCTCCCAAAGCGCAATAGGGGGCAAAATCATCCTGTGGAAAAGTCATCTGGCGTGGCTTATAAGTCGTTTTTCGGCGATTTTTCAAAAATTGGATGTAGGTTTTCCGCGCAAAAATGAAGTCAAGTTTTTCAAAATCCGCCCCGCAAGCCATAACAGGCGACATCAGAAGCCAAAAAATAGCACAACACAAAAATGCGATTTGATAAAATGGAAGTAGATGGATAAACCATCTCGGTTGCGAAAACCGTTATCAGGTGAGCGCGGCACCTTACCAACTAAATGAACTCAAAAGAATTTGCTGAACCTACGGCAAAGGGACATTGCGTCAACTGCGCCGCGCCGATCTATCAACACGAAGATGGTCGCGGAGCTTATGAAGTAGGATTGCAGAAATGGTTTTCCTCGATTGAGCCGTGGCCGACCATCGTTCTCCTCTGTAAGCCATGCTTCAGAAAATTGATAAGCAACCTCGACCTCACCTCTTGGCAAAAACTCGAAATAGAGAAACAAGAGGCGCGGCGAAAAGAATTACCAAATGAAAAAGCCGTTAGCAAGGATTCTGCCAACGACTTTCTGAACAAAGCGTTCTTCGGTTAAATCATACCACACCCTAGCTACCGCGCAAGCTAGGGTTTTGGTTTTCGGCGCGAAATCTCGAATCCTGCGTATCGGGACGCGAAGATTCCCGATTAACGGGAAAGTTCGGCTTTTATCCGCGCGAAATCCGCTTTGAAGTTCGAGGAATCGTAGATGGTTTTAGCTTTTTTCCTAAGCGTCGCAAAATTTTCCTCCCCCATGCGCTCGATAATCCATAGGGTAAATTCAACTGGCTTGCGATGCGCCCAATGGATGTGGCATGGGTAGCAAAGTCCGAGCGCATTGTCTTTATCCCAGCGCGTTGTGAGATTTCCGCGAGTGAAGATATGAGCTGCTTGGCTCGCCGGAGATGATAGACACTTTTGACAAACTTTGTCTCGACTTCGGATGGCCCGCGAGAAAAGAGTATCGAGTTCCCTTTTTGCTTTTTTGACATTGAATTTCTTGATTTTCGTTCGCTTCATACTCACTTAGTTATTCGGTGGGGAGGATTTCTTTGAAGGTTTAAGTTGCCTTTTCTTTTTGGCGGTTTGCGAAAGTCCAAATGAGAGTATTTGCGCCGCGACGCTCGAAGGGACAACGAACCGCGCCGATAAATTACCCGCCTCGAATTTTGAGCCGCGCACGACGATTTCAACCGTACCTTCTGGGATTGCTCGTTGTTTTAATGGTTTCATAGATTTTTTCGCGCTGCTATCCTTTTTATTGGACATAGGGGTTAGGGGTTAGCTTTTAATATGAATCCTCTCCATCGGCCACTCGCACAATTCTTTTTATAAAATTCGGTTTTTTTGAAATCCGCCTCGCTCATGCTTCCTTTGTTGTGGTTGCAAAACCGGCACGCATAGACCCGATTGTTCGGCATAAAACGGATTCCGCTTGCCCGAGAATAACGGTGGTCATCCGTTCCCGTCCCCACGCAAATCATTCCACAGTAATAGCACTCGACTGTTTTATCCGATAAATGGCGACTTCTCATATTCTCTGAAGTAGGGGAGTCAAGAATTTTTATTTATTTCGACTTTTTCCGCGCGGGCATATTCGGCGGCAAAGATTCGCTTCCTTGCGTTCTCGACTTTTCTAACGATTGGATGAAGTCATGTAATTGTCCATATTCGTGTTCCCAAATGTAGGCACGAAACGGCTTCTCCACCTCATTCCAAATTATCTGCCGGACTAAACTTTTAATCGCTTCTTCCTGTTTTTGCGGCAAGCCAATAGATTCAACGAGGGTAAGTAATTTTCCCTCAATCGAACGGATTTCGTATAAATCTATCACGACTTCCGCATGCATTGGTTCGTTCATTTTCTTAGCTTAGCTTAACTCCCCTATTTCAAAGAACCATACCTTTATTATCCCCCCTATTTTTGTATTTGTAAAGGGGGAGATTTTTTCGGCGAGCGATTCTTTTGGCCTTTTTATCGGCGGCGCGAATTTTATCGGCGCATTTTTTACAGAGCTTTGAAATTGGAAGGTTCATTTGCTTTTTAATTTTTCATTGATTGAAAATCCACAAGCTTTACATTTTATAGTTAAGGTATCTTTTCCTTCGTTATAAAATTTAAACATTTTACCCCCGCACTTTGAACAAATAAATTTCTTTATCTTTTTTATCAAAAAAAGAGCATCAGATTGTCTTACTTTGAAAACGGCCCCAACTAAATCTTCAATTTCTCTCTCACTACAGAGCGCTATATCTTTTCCGTCAAATGTTATCTTTATAACTACGTTCTTCATTTAGATTTCTTTTTACGAGGAATCAATTTTATAATCTCACCACTTTTTAAAGTAATTGTTTTTTCTTTTTTCTCTCGTATTCTTTTGGGCTTAGTTCCTAACCACATTCGGAACCGCCCCTTACCTAAATTCTCAATCTCCATACTTCAATTTTACTCCTGTCCGTGGACAAAGTCAACTGTGCATAACTTTCGCCGAAAAATTTTTTGCCGCTAATTCGTTAATTTTTGTTGCCATGGCGGTTTGTTGTAGGTGAACTTGCAATCAGGCCATCGGGTGCAACCTAAGAAGACGCCGAACTTACTTTTTCTCCGTTTTAATTTCCCGATGAACTCTTTTTTGCGCCAATCATGCGAACGACAGGACGGACATAATTCGCCTTCATAATGTTCCGGCCGATTTTCGATAAAAGACATAAAGAAATCAGATACCTCGTAAGAGGGAAGGAAGGATTGGTATGGATTCAGAGCTGAATTCGTAGGGAGTAAAAAAGGGGAAGTGTTCCGTTGTCATTTCGGGTAGGTTCATGGGTAGAGTCAGTTCGTTGTCCTGATGCGGCACTATCCCATAAGTGGCTATCCTTCCTCGTACTGCTTTACCGGATTCTTAGAATCTTGAAGTCCAGCGAGGGGCAGAAAAAATCGCCGAAAAAACTTTGAGCTACGAATTAACAAAGAAACGTGGGGAAACAAAAACCCATTATTCTGCCTTCAATTGCGCGGCTCACCTCGCGGGAAAGCCATAAATTGAAAGCATAATAATGGGTGCGAGGTGAAAGCGCGGATAAGAAGTTTTGAACGGGGAATTGTTCTGATTCCATTATACGCTTCAGGTCTGGATTGTCAAGTACTTTCCCGCGCTTCGGGATTCTTTGCTTTCAGCGCGGCCTTCTTTTTCGCTATATTTTCCATATGATGCAGGTGACAGAGCTTGTCTTCCCAGTGTTGTGGATAGAATACTGTCTTTCGGACTTTTCCACAGATTGGACACACAACCGTAAAAACATCGTGGTAGACAATATCCTCGCCAAAAGCGAATTTTAGGGTATTCAGTTTGGCCAAGGCGATCTTTTCTTCCAATCGTTCGTTCATAGCGTGGGAGGGTGGGCGCGGCGGTAATCATCTTCATACCGTTGCAGGTTTTTGCCGAGATCGACGATGGCTTCGATGCTTAATTCGTGCCATTCCCGCCCGATATCATCTGGACGATACCTGAAGTATTTTCCGTCTTCGACGATAATGGCCTCGAAGATGTCAGAGCGGGGGATTTTCATTTGCGTACCAGAGAAAACGATATTTCCATGTTGACCATTGCGAGATATTTCCTTTGAGAATCCAGTTTAAGCTCCAGTCCGTCGAGCAGGTGATTGAGTACGCGCACGCGTCGCCGACTTCGGGATGGAACTTTGATGAGATTTGCCATAACCCTCTTGATTGTCCGTCATCGCCTGTTCGGGTGGGGTCAAACTGACTTTCGTGAGCAACAATCCACAAGGCATCGGTTGGATTAACACCATATGCTTTTGCCTCGTTTTTGACATAGTTTTTGATGCTCGAAGTGCCTGTTATAGGGCTGATTCCCGCCCCTGTGGCTTCATTAGGCAAGCCGGAGGGTGGCAAAGCATGGGTGGTAGCGATAATTTCGGGCTGATTTGACGGACTTCCATTTGCATTACCTGATATATTTATCGTTCGCGCCGGAATCTTATACGCCGCAAAAACGGTTAAAGGGACGAGAGGAATTGTAATTAAGAGAAAACATATTATTCGTTTCAATTATTCGCCGCGCACTTTCACCTTGCGGCAGCCACTAGTGGCAAGTACCGATTTAACGGCACAGATTAGTTTATTTCGACGAGCCATCGGTTGCGGGTCTTGGGATGGAGAACCGATGGGAATCCAAGGAAAGAGATAATGAAAAACATTGTTCCTGGTCGATGCCGGAAACTATTTAATTGTTCCAAGACCCGCTGATTTAATGGTAAAGGTTTTCCGGCGAAAATCCAGAGCTGAGTTTTGCACAGGTAAAAATGCGCCGTTTTATGGGATGGGTACGGCGCGACCCTGGAGGGATTTAGGCAGTTTCGGGCAGCTTGAGTTGTTGCATGGCTTCAAGAGAAGCCAACGTTTCGCACATCTTTTTCCGGCAGTCATCGCAGAGATAACTGTCGGCCAGTTCCTTGAAGGACTTGACCCCCGTCATTTTCATGACGTTTTTCAGCTCGGAGATGGGGACGAGCCAGCAGTCGTCGCAGTCCGGCAAGCCTCGGCAAACGATGAGAAAGCAGTCCTCTAGTCGTGTCCGCATGGCTTCTCCTTCAGGAACAGATCAAAGCAGGTTTCGCCCCGTTCGGCCTTGTTGCCTTGCGGGTCAGTTAAGACGTGATAGTAGACCCCGTTCAGGATGGCCGCACTATCCCTAATTTCCTTTCCACACGTCCCACA